CGCGTCACCTTGCCTCCGTTGTTGAAGTGGTCTTTAAGCCTTTCGAGTTGGGTTGATGTGTGTTGCATGGTTAGAATAGGGTTAGTTGTGATTTGAATTGATTGTATCGTTTTTCCTGTGCTGCGTAGTAATCAGGGTCAAGTTCATAGCCCGTGAAGTCAAGACCTGCGCGGTGGGCTGCAATGCGTGATGAACCGCTGCCGACATGGGTGTCGAGGATGGTGTCGCCTTCCTTTGCGTAGTTGTGAAATATCCAGTCGTAAAGCCTAATTGGTTTTTGTGTAGGGTGAAATGTCTCGCCCTCAACTTGTAACTGGACACGATTGCACTCAAATACACGCAATGCTTTTTGGAATGAAGTAAATGCAAGTTCGCCATCTGAATTGCAAATGCGCTGTCCCTTATCCCAAAATATCCAACCCATAGAAGATGGTAGGTACTGCGTGAAATAGTTTGCGCCCCAAATAACCTGATTTTTGGACACCCTGAACAATTCATTGAAGTACTCCTGTGATGGGGGTTCATTGTCCCATCCTTTGAAAGCGTGCGCTTTTCTACCCCCGTGTTTTGATGTCGTTTTTTCTGAGCCATCCCGACCTATGCCATAAGGCGGATCAACAACGGCCAAATCAAAATGCTTATCGTGGAATTGCTTCATACCCTCCATGCAATCCATAAGGTGAACATCGTTAATCATGGGTTCAAATCGGCCTTAGTTACCAACTCAACCGACAAGCCTTTAGCTTTCAGTTTCCTGTAATGCTTTAGTGATGTGGTGCGTATCATTGCTTTCTTGTTTATGTAAAACTAATCATTTATTTCGTCCGTTTGCTGCAATCCGTAATTTGGAATGGTTCTAAATAGGCTATGGTGTTTTCACGTGTTTGATTTCAATCTCAATCCGTGTGTTTCCTGCAATTGCATCACCTTCGACAACACCCCAATCAACCACCTCATCAACAAATATGATAGCGTCAATTTCAAATGTCGGGTATATGGTTTCAACGAATTGGGCGAAAGCTGTAATGCTTATGGCTGAATCCGAGTACCTGAATGATTTACCGCTTGAAAGCGTTCCGATGGCGAGGTAGGTCTTCATGGTCATGGGTTCTTGTCTTCGCCAAACACGAACGGATAACCGTTGTCGTATTGGATATCCACCGCGTTCTGAAGTTCATCGAATACGCGAATGAATGTGTAACGCCCTGACTTTATCGGCTTAACGCCTATTGCTTCGGCCAGTAGATGTAACGTCTTACGGTCTGTGATTATCGGCTCAAGCACGTCCATCTTTAGCCTAACAACCGCCTTGATGCCCTCGTTGCGTACAAAGGTCGGTATCTTCGTGTTGGAGAGCCTTAACTCTAATTCTGTTGATGTTATCATTCCGCTATTGTATATGGTTCTGTTTTTAACTCGCTTGGAAAATCATTTACCGTGAAGGTCGTGTCGTTGCATAGGTCGCACTCATCGAAGTGGCGTAGCATGAAGTCCTGAACGTCATCCTCAATGTATGTGTAGATTGACACTACTCTATCGGGTATATCCTCGGCTATTGAATCGCGGGTGTATCGCGTACTGCCCTGCTCGAATTGAACCGCAGCGTGGAACTGATAACACCCGTCTAACGTGGTTACTGTGATGTGGTTGGTTTGCATTTCGTGGTAGTGTTTAGTCGTGCTTCATTGCTTACGACCTGACAAATGTACGGATGATTTCCACACTACCAAATTAATCTTTGATTTTGCGCTAATTTAGAATCATTCTAAATAAGCTATAGTGGTTGATAGTATGACGTTCACGCGTTCGGTTGTTGTGCGCAAAGCCGCGAGTTAGCGGCCAACCCTAAAGAACATTCCGTTCAATTGAAATATTCTCTTTGGTTACGACAACTATATAATCTTGTCTTTTGACAGCTAAAGGATATTCTTTTTTGATATGCTGCATTACTCTTTGTGTGCCAGAAATCAAAGTATCTTTTCTTCCTTTGGCTCTTGATAATTGACTTTCCAACTCTTCAATTACCTTGTTATTTTCTTCCATTTCTAAGGCTATTGTATGCAAAATATCAGCAGCCTTTATTTCTTCGCCTTGTATCAAATTGACAAGGTTTGAAAAACTTAAATCGTTTATGTATTCCATTTTTATTTTGATTTGTGAAGAAGGGCAGCCGCTAACAAGTGCTATACAATATGGCGGCTGACGTGCTTCGATTAAACATTTATTTTAAATTCAACTTTGGTGCTTCGTATTGGGCTTTCGTGCTGAAAATCCGCCACATCGTATAGCTGTAAACGTTAGCGGCCAACCATCACCCCGATTCCAACGCCAACTCCCAATCCAGTCACACCCGTTGCGACCATTCCAAGCGTTGATTTGAACCACTTGGCTACGGCCTGTCGCTTCAATCGTTTAACCTCTTTTTCAGTTAGTTCGGTCACGTCATCCGCGACCTCGATAATAGTGTCCTTTGCCGCGACAATTAACTCCAGTTGCTCGATGTTCAATTCAAGCAGTTCGGATCGGGTCTGCCAATGCGTGACCTGAGTTTCAAGTTCAATAACCTTGTCCTTAGATTTCCACGCGCCTATTAAAGCGATGGTAACGGGTTCGGAGTTGCAGTAGTACGGTTGCCCGTCAATCCTGACCAACTTCTGAGCGGATACGTTGGAGTTCGCCCAGGATAGCAGAAGTATCGCCACGCAATAAGATAAGATTCGGTTCATGTTTTTTGAGTTTGTTGTAACGGTTGATTGATTCGGATAGTTTGGCTTGATTCGATTGCAGTTCAATGTGAATTATACTGACAGAATCAACGGCCTGTTGCACCTTATATTCAGCATCGCGCCGCGTTTGGAGTAGTTGGTTTATCTGTGCTTTGTTAACGGCCTTTTCCCGTTGGTTGCTTATCCATAGTTGAACGGATAGGAATATGATGAGAGCGATAAGAATAGCGGCTAACGTGACGGCTGCAATGAGAATGTAGCGGTATGGCTTTGGGTCGAGGGCTGTCATTTTATTGGGAGGCTTTTAACTATCAGCTTATTGTTTACCCTTGAATTGCTTAGTATTCCAGTCTTCAACTTGTCATACTCGTCAATCATTGCCTTTGCTAATTGGTATATTTTGCGGCACTCGTTCTTGTCCTTAGACATGTGTAGAAGTATGCTTTTTCTGCCAAACTTAATATATGCGTGAAACGATCCCTTTACTTTCCTAACTCCTACAATTCCAGTATTACTTTTATGAACCTGCTTAATATTTCTGCGGGTTAGTATTTTCAAGTTATCTAACTTATTGTTTGTTTTGTTTCCGTCCTTATGAGCAACAGTAAGCGTAGCGTTAATCTTTACGTTATTAAAAGCCTCATACACACATCTACCTATCATGTGAGCGCCGTAACTTTTGCCCTCCTTAGACAGGCTTACAGTAGTATATCCATACTTATTATTTGTCTTTTTAGGTAATAGCATCTTTTCTTCGAGAGTTCGAGTTGACCGAGCATTATTAACAATCCTTTTTAGTCTTTTAATGTTTCCGAGGTTGCTAACTTCGTAATATCCCTCAAAACCCATTACTGGCAACCAAATCTCTTCTGTTTTCATCGTTTCATCTCCAAATGTGGTAAATCTTTGATAGACTTGAAATCACCGCCCCACTCCAACTCAACACCCTTAGACTTCGCCACCGCTTGCAAGTGTCGGGCTATCGTTGTCAGATGCTGAATATCCCACGATGCTTTGCCGTCAACGTAGGCGTAAATGTCGAACGCTTCGCCCGATTGGTGACGGCTGAATTTCTTAAACCCGTCAGCGTTGGTTATGATCGGCTTGCTCTTGTCGGTTCGGCCTTGCGCGTACATGGCATTCTGCCTATGTGCCGTCCGAAGTCCACCGTCCTGTGGTATCCCGAAGTCGATAGGGCTTGTCTTGATAGCCTCCTCGATTATTTCGATTAGTATCGGCTTGATGCCTGTTAGCCGTTCGCGGCTTGTCTTGGATAGTTTGAATGGTTTCATTTGTTGTTTGGATTTATTGCTACAAATACACCAAGAACATTGTATTCAAGTTCGCCATCTCTCAGGTTCTTCTTGATGTTAGCATCTCTACTACTCCACTCAGATAGATGCTTGTAGTTGTAGTTGGTATTGTGAATCACATTTATGGCTCGTAATATCTTCTTCTCAAATTGATCTAAGTCGTTAATCATATCTCGTTAATCATATCTCGTTAATCAATCGGTTCATTTCAGCGATAAGCCGCTTTAGTTCGGCCTTGGTTGATACTTTCTTTTTCGGCTTAAAGAAATCCGCGAAGTTAGCATCGGGTGTCTTTGTGAAGTCGTAGGTCTTTTTCATCGTTCTTTAGTTGCTCAGGTAAATGTTAAACGCTCGTTCAATAATCGCTGCGGCTTGATTCGGTGATTTGTGTCTCAGCTTCCATAACCACTTGTCGCATTGGCCGTAGGTAGTCATAATCCAATCTTCATTAGCATCAAAGAATGTTTCAGTCATTGCTTCCATAACGTACTCAATCCAATAGTCAAATGAGCAATCGGGTTCGGTTGTCAGGTATCTGTCTAATCCTTTCATCTTTCTCGTTTAGTGCGGTAACGGGTTCATGGCAAGTGCCAATCCCCCGACCTACCACGGTTACTTATTCGTTTATCAGCTGCTTTACCCATTCCAATTCGTCAGGCGTTACATCGTGCAGAATCACCTCTACGTTTTCAGTACCCGAACCAACTATATGACCTCTTTTGGTTCGTCTTGCCCAAAGCGTTGCAAATGTCTCGGCCTGTTGTCTTGTTTCAAATTTCACTGTTACTGTTGCTACTTGCATTTCGTGGTAGTTTTTATTGCCGAACCGTTTCGACCCTACAAATGTACACAACAATTCCGAAGTACCAAATTAATTTTTGATTTAACCGTAATTTAGAATGATTCTAAATAAGAAACCCGTACCAAACCAATGACACGGGCTTCAAACAGAACAAGAAAACAGAGGCTGCAAATGTAGTATCTAATTTGATTCACAACGCGGCCAATCAACGGCTAACGATACTTTTTTGATAGGTTAGCGAATCTTTCCCTTGATTATAGTATGGTTGTGAACCGTGAAACCATTGTCGGCTTCTCGTTCAGCGTAGGCAAAACCAAGATTCCACTTGTTGATTGGCATGTATGATGGATGCAACTCGCAAAGGCAACCCGTTGACCATGTGTTGACCACATGGCCGTTCATTGAAGGTTCAACGTGGCTACTTGTTTGGTGATTGTGGCCTGCAATGCAGTTTTCCTTGCCCCTCATGTACAGACCCCTTGCAGGGTTAACTGGCGAGAAAACTGATTTACCAAATTCGTGACCGTGCATTATATTGAGATTGCCGAACTTGGTTATCCGCTTGTCGTCAATCAACTCAATGCCCAATTCCCCGAACTTCAATAGCACATCCATTCTGAACTCCGAAACGTCCAATAGTTCGGGTGCTTTGATACGCAAATAACGCTCATACCTTTCCTCATGATTTCCTAATTTGTAGTAAATCGGAACGCCATCGAACTCTTTTCTAATCACAGAAAGGAACTGCCGACCCATTTCCAACTCCTCCGAGAAGCGTCTTTTGCGCGGGTCTTTTTCAAACGTTGACAGGCCGTAAAAGTCAAGTATGTCACCATTCAGCATGATACCGTTGGCGTTCTTGTCCTTGCCGTATTGGATAGCCAAAGTCAAAGCGTTGACGTTATGGTATGGGATGTGAATGTCGGACAGGATAAGCAACCGTGTAACCGATGGAGGTATAATGTAAGGATCCCATTCGACCTCATCCGATTCGGGTAAATAGAACGGGTTAGGTATTCCCATCGCGTTAGCGTGTAGGGCATTTTCAGGCTTTTCCATGTTTCTAGTTTTTCTGTTGTATGTTCCGATTGTGCCGCGATAATAGCGGATCATTGACCGTGTTGATTCAATGGTCGCGAATAGTGTAGGGTTCTCGGTGTATAACTTTTTAGCAAGCGTCAATGTTGCTAAGTTCGGCCACTCTTTTAGCGCGGCAAGTACCACATTTCCCGATACTTCCGCCTTTCTCATTACCTACCTTGCCCCTTATATGCTTTCTTTGACCTGTGCTTGTTGGCAGACTTAACGTGCCGCCCTAACTTGAGCCGCGTCTTTGGCCTGAATGTGACCGCGCTTGCTTGCTTAACCTTTGCCATCCTTTTCAATTTGCTTTTGTGCCGCCTTGCCTGTGAATGATAGACCTATCAAAGCGATAGGCTGCATCCATTCAATATGCGTCAGTTCTTCCATTCCCTTTGCCGTAAAGAATACCACGGCACACGCGGTCAACAACTGAATGAAGATGGCAAGAACGCCCGTTAGCAAAGCCAACGAACACGCTACCCGCATCCATGACAGATTGCCTTTGCCGTCATCGTGTATCTTTTCGAGTTGGTTCATTTCCGCTTATCCTGTGGCGTTCCGATTGCATTGTGCAACGCGTCCTTCATCATCACAACGTCAGAACTTAACGCCTTGACCTTTTGCTGAAGTTCGCGTTTAGATTCTTCACAGTTCTCGTGGTTCTGCTTCAACACGCTCAACTCGCCCTCAACGTGCGTTAGTGCGGCGTTCAGTTTATTCGATGTGTCCTCCCATATCTTGATAGCCTTGTCAACGTTGTCGAGGTGACTCGTCTTTACTTGCTTCGCGCCTTGTTGCCACGCCACTAACGAGGTGACCACGCCACCGCCTGCAACTAACAACTCGTTCATGTACTCACTTATGTCCATTTGAGGTTGGTGCATTTCATTATTATTGGTTACGCAAATACGTAGTTAATGTCAATCATTGTTAAATTTCGGTCGTTCGATGTTGTCGTTAAGCCAATTGGCGTATGCCTCCCACGAATCAAATACCACATCACCGTCCTCACGTTCGCTCAACATGAACGTGGTTGATCCGCCAATCAAAGACAGTTCAACAGGTGTAATGCCTTCAATATTTGGGTCTTGATTGTAGATAGAGACTTTCATTAGAACGCTGTGAATGTTGGTGTATTTGTTCCTGTCACGTCCTGATTCAATCTGCCCTTATCATCGCCATCCGAATTAAGCCAAAGCCACCAATCAGGAAATTTTCCAAGAACAGAAGGGTGTGAGCCGTTGCCAGCATTGTAATATGCCAAAGCCTGCGCTGCCGAAGAATTGAATGACTGATGTACCACCACGTCCTTCTCCTTGCCGTTAAACTCAACCCCGCCACTTGACCACCTACCGATATACAGACCTGAATTAACGTATGAAAGATCAATGGATGAACCCGATGCGGGTGCAACTGCCACTCCGTTGAAATACATCAGCCTATTGCTTCCGTTGCCAGTCTTTTGAAACAGAATGTGGTTTCGCTGCCCCGTGTTCACCACCTGATTGTAAGTGGTTAACGATCCGCCACAATAGACGTAAACGTGTGTAGCGTCAACCTGAATCAGAAAGTTATTTCCCGCAGAAACTTGACTTATCAGAACTGGAAAGTTAGCTAATGATACAGCGTTGAACCATACACCCACCTGAAACGTCCTACCGTTCAGAATGTCGTTGATTACGTTTGCCGTGATGGTCGTGAACCATTGCGACCCGTTCAATGTCGCAGCGTTGCCAAATGTGTATGAGACTGTTACGGCCACCGTGTCCGAAGGTTCAGAAACTCCATCCGTAGCGGTCACGGTTATGGTCAGCGCGCCATAGTAAACGGCAGTCCAAACCAAAACATTCATTCCTAACCCTGTCTGAGTTATGATCTGATGCCCAGAACCGTCTGCCAATGGTACTGAGAACGTGTAACTCGTTGGAGTGATGCCTGTCGGTGTGGCCGTTATCAATACAACATCTCCGAAGTTGGGTGTGTCATCGGATAGCGTTACGGCAAGTACAGGAACTGCGGCTGCGGGTGTACACGTGAACATGAACCCGTCCGTTGTCGGTATGTAGTTGGCTAATAGAGTAGTCGACCCGTCTGAATCCAACGCCTTACCCTGCGCTAACGTTAAAGTCCCCCCTGATTCCTCTGTTGCAGTCCAAGTAGGCGTAACCGAGTTTCGAACCGTTGCATCAGGTGCGGTGATGACAACCGCCAATTGACCCGAACGGATTGAACCCGTTCCGAGAACGTTTGAAGCTGTGTCTCTAAGCGAATACGTGCCATTAGGTGCGGTTATATTCGCGCTTGAGTCCGATTGTATCGGTGTAGTTGAGATGGTGTTGTTTGCCGTGTCCTTAACTACAGCGGTCGCATCAGGTGCTGTGATGTTCGCGCTTGCCTCGGCTGCTATTACACCCGTGCTAATAGTTGTGCCGCCTGATTTCTTTAGCGTATAGGTTGAGTTGGCTACTATCGAAGGGTTGGCCGAAGTACCTACTGCCGTGCCTGCCGTGTTGCGGATAAGTTGGTTGTTCGTGCCTCCGCTTGCCGTTGTGCCGATAGTTGTGCCGTTGACCTGTTGGGTTACGGGTGAGCATGGTGGTATCACACACTCGCTATCAAGTAGTTCAGTCTGCGCGGCTAATGTTAGACAGTCAAACACATCGGCCACCACATCTTCAGGAAGAACGTCTGCTAACTGTTCGCATAGTGGAACACATATTTCACCCTCCAAGCACGTCAATTGTTCGGGTGTCAACTGCGCAAATACCGAAGGTTTACAGAAGTCAAAGGCGTGTAATATGTTCGGGTCAATATCATCGCACTCCGTAGGTAGGCATGAACCCGCGTAGATGACAGAAACCTCAATGTCAATAGACCCGTAAACTATTGCATAGGTAGGCTCAAATGTTCCCGTTTCCGATGTTTCCTCATCCCATACCTCTTTGGCATCACCGTTCGATGTTGGAACGCTTACGGTTACTTTTTCGCATCCAAGCGTTGTTTTTAGAATCCCATCGTCAAAGTTGAACTGCGCGACTACCGTTTGTCTTATCCTGTCAAAAGCGTAGGCATCATCTGTGGTCAATTTGTCACGCCTCACGGAAAAGACCAACCGCAAAGGAATCTTAACCTCAACCCGCTTACCCGCTTGGTATTTGGTTTCAAGTACATCCTGAGTAGGCTTATCCCGAAGCCTCCAATAGCTTACACCGTCAAAGGCATCATGACTTATCACGGTGTAATTGGCATTACCAACGTACTCAACAGGTGAAACTTTACCTTCATTGTCCGATTTCAGTTCACAAAGACAATGTTGCTGCTCAAAGTAATTGAGTAGCCCTAACTTGAGATTCAGGTATGTGATTATTGCTTCAAGCATTTTTCAATTATTTAGATGCTTTTTTAACTGAATCAGGTATTTGAGATATTTGTTCTTCCGTTAACTCATCTAAAGTTATTTCGCCACTTAGCAACATATCAATCACGATGTCGATGGGAACTTGTATGGTGTCTGCTGGTTTCATTTGACTTATCTGAATGGATCTCCTGCTTTATGGGCTTCCGCTTCCCAAGGTAACTCCCTATATTTTTGGTACGCTTTTAATCTTCTTGATGCACTCGACTTACCACTAAATGTGTTTATCAATTTCTGGTATTCTGACATTTTCATATATGGCTCACCCTTCCACATTAAGTACCAGCTACCCTGATCCTTCTTCATGAAAAAACCATCGGCTTGCCCCTGCTTGATGTGTGTCAGTTCATGACTAATGATGTCCTCTAATTGTTTTGGAGTTAATTTGCCGTCTGTGTTTATTTCGATAGTTGGTTTTATTCTCCGCTCATTTGCCCCTGAGTTAATCCATCCAACACCTCCCTCCTGTGTTTTAGACTTTGATATTTGTATGTCTATATCACCCGAAACCCCTAATTTAGATGCGTATTGTTGTGTGTGTGAAGTCAATCCATTCATATTAATATCGAAACCGCTTTTATTATTTGCGGTTACGGCATTGAATGTGGTCTTAGACTGTGATTTCAATTGTGCTTTAGGTACTACGGCCTCGGAGACTGGCAATATTGAGTGTTGGCAATTGTAACCTCCTGCCGTTACGAAGATAGTAGTTGGATCAGTACCCGCCATTGCACCATCCCAATCAGGTGACGCGCCCCAACTTTCGACCTCTTTACGGCTAAAGAATTTACCGTTACGCGCTTTGCAGAATGGTCGGGTTGTTTTCATAAGTCCACCCGTGTAAAGAAACCAATCAGCACGTAGTTGCTTACTTACCTCGTTGGTTATTGCTCTATCGCTTAGTGCGAAGGTATCCGATACCACTTGACGTGTAGCCCGTTCCAATCTTCCAACGGTTTCAGGGTCGCCCTCGATAAGCAATTTGAAAACGTCAATCACATCATTCCTTGACGCACCCGAAACAACCGCATTACTCAACGCCTGTCGCATCGGATTGGTCAGGTATTGGTCGGTGCTATTGAGTAGATCAACGACCATTTCACGTTTCTTCTGTGCGAGAATATCGGTAGCTATTGCAGGTATTTCAAAGGCATCAAATGACTGTTCAAAGTATCGGTAGGTGATTGAAGCCTGTGCATCCATTTCGCCCAATAGTTCACCGACAACGGTTTCAAATTCGCCCTCAGTCAATAGTTCCTTGATCTGTTCGATTATCGGTTCTATTTTCAGAAGATTGGAACGGCTTACAACGACCGAACCGCTTGAATAGTCCAACCCGTTCAGCAACTCCAATACCGTAGCGAACTTTCGCTGCTGAATCTGTGTCATACGCGAAGCAAAGGCATCGGGTATGGATTCAAGCCGACCGACCTTTTCGTTAACCAATCGTTGTATGGCCTCTGAGAATGCCATTACGCCCCGATATTAAGAAGTCTATCCCTTGCGCTTATCGCGTCAATCTTGGGTGCTTTTTCCTTTGCCAATGCGGTCAACGCGGCAACCTGTGCGTCAAGTTCGGTATCCAAGAAGTCGGGGCTACGTCCAATGAGTTCATTTATCAATTGGAACGCGCTATCATGCAATACAACCTCCCAACCATTTACTAAGCCTTGCGCCTTTCGTTCGGTCACCTCCGCGTTGGTCAATGTCAATAGCCTATCCGCGTTCATTACTATTTCCGATACTTTGGCCGTGGCTTTATCCGAGTAGAAGCGGTTGGAAATGTACTGATAGATCAACGCTGAAATGATATGCGAAGGCGCGTTGCTTTCCCTTGCGATACGAATGTCATCAAGTATATCCGCATCCGTTCGGTAGTCAAACGTGGTCGGATATTGAAGTTCCGCGCCCTCAAATTCAGAACCCTCACGAACTTTACCGATAACGTCCAAAAGGAATTGGAACACATCAAATGTTTCGTCACTATCGGGCTGAACAAAAGCGTACATGGCCTTAACGTCAATAGCGGCAACCGTTGCGGTCATGTCCTCTTTGCCTTTCACATCCGCGTTGGACGTATGAATATGAAGCATTGACTTTGAATCCTGCACGTACTGGTCGGCCATCTTGCGCGTGAACTCCAATGTATCCGTTTGCGGTGAAACGAATCCCATCGGAGTAGGGAATGATGTATCGCCCTTATCCTGACCCTTCTCTGACTTTAACAGATAGGTCTTCATCGGGCTTGTCCTGACCTTCATTCCCGAACCATCACACCTTGGACAATTTGAGAAGATACCATCATGCGCTATTTTCCCCTCATGGCATGATGTACCGTGTGAATCTGTGAAATCACACTCATCACCAACCATCCATCTGAAAGGAAAGCAAACATTCGCCATACTTGCGTTCAGGTAATTGGAGTAGAGAAGTGACCAATCCAACAGGTCAACGGCATAATAGAACCGTGACGTGTAATATACCTCCCCACTTTCAAGCATGGACGGTACGCCCTTCATCTTATGGCATGGGAACATATCCAATTGGTGATTGAATATCACCGTGTAAGTGAACGTATTGTCTCGGAAATCGCCCGATTGTTCAACCTTCCAAATATTCGCATCATCGTAAAAATAGAACACCCGACCAACTTTCAAAGGTCGGTTTCCGTAGTTCACGGTTGATCGTTCGTGACTTTCGAATAGCGCGTATTCGTTCCACTTCCAAGCAACCACCCTATCGCATGAGTAATATTTAGGCTGTGGCTCAAAGCGTTCGTTATCGACCACGACCAGTTCACCGTCAACCTCTTTGGTCTTTGGCGGATTGATAGTGAATGTCATTACACCGTTAGCATCCTTTTCTTTCAGCGGGTGAACGATGCGCTTAACATAGTTCTCAACGCTTCCGAATACGTCAATACCGTATTCCACATATTCCTTGTAATCTTCACCCTCGGCTGAATCTTCGGGATAGGTTATCTGCCAGTTGTTGTCGGACAATCCGCGACCCGTAACCCCAAGCAGATCCATGAATACGGGGTGCGTGGTGTTCTTGTAATTCTCCTTGATGTATACGGCCTCCTCGTCGGTCTGATTCGGTGCGCGTTTCTTGAACAGGTGTTCAGGATACTTGTCAACCTCGGAATGGGTCAATATGCGGTCACGTTGACGCACGGCATCCTTATACCCTTCGTAGTAGTCGGGTACGCCTTTCCATACGCCCTTGCTATCCTTAATAACATAGAGGTCTTTGGACGCGGCTATTACGCCCTGAACGATGGCCGATATTTCCCTTTGATCTTTCATCTGTTTTTACCGCCTCGTTTCTTGGAACAAGAGGAACACGCTTTTCTATTTTTCATGATTGTAGAATTTTAGTAGCTTCAAAGTTATACACCTCGTTGAATTTCTTTCGTTCGCCTTTCGTGAATCCGAAGACGTTTCCATACTTCGCCTCAATGCCTCGCAGCTTATCAACGTTGTCCACACGTTCAACGTAAAGATTAGCGTTTACACGTTCAGGTGCTGCATTCGGCACAGCATCTGACCCGCTTGGAATATTGACGTTAGCGAACTCGCTTTGAAGGTTGTTAAACATACGAAGGTTGACCCGATCAGCCCTGAAATTCTGTTGCTGCTTCAAAGCCTTGTAGCTTTTGTAATAACTGGTCTTGATCGGTTTACCCGTCTTGCCTCGATGCGTTCCCGCGCTTCTTAATTGCTTATCCGAAGCCCAAAGTTCATTTGCGCTGTTGTACGTTCCGATACGCCCTGCCGAAGCATTAAGACCTACATGGAATATCCGCCTAATACGCAATGCGTGAATTGTCTGAGCCGCCATCTTTAGAGGATAGTTATCCTTTGCCAACGCTTGCGCCTTCGCCCGAATCTTCTCTGCAAATTGTGGTGCGGTCAGTTGAGCCATATCATGAATTGCTTGATACCATCCATTGAGAATGATGTCATAAGTTCCATTGACCTGACCCTTATGGAAGTGTGACTATGCTCTTTGTCCTTGGTTTGCATGAGTAGCAGATTCCATCGTTAGGGGTGACCATATTCTGAACAACCGACTTCAATTGAGTGGTGTAATCTTCGTGGTATTTCATCATGCGTTCGTTCAATTCCTTGCGGTTTATGGCCGTCTTATTGTTGAACCGTTCCGAATTGTAATAGGCATATTCCATGATGGCTTCTGCCGTTCGGTACATGATAGGCAACGCCAACACGTTACGGTGTGCGCATAGCCAACTTTCGTTATCACAAACAAGTGAGAAGTTAAGGCTTAACCCTGCCGTGTCGGTGTGGCCGTCAATGTTTGCAAGGATAGGTGTTGAACCTGTGGCGTATTTGATGCTTCGGCCTGTGATAAAACCGTTCAGGTTGTACATTCCACCGTTGCAAGTGGTGCATCCCTCGCCTATCAATGAGGTAAGGTAATTGGGTATGGTTGTGCAATCGTAAACGAAAGCAATTCGCCTCTGTCTCTTTTCAGCGTTGTAGGTCTTGTCAACGTAAGTGGTTACGACCTGACCCGCTACCGATGTGACTGCAATGGTGTCAAGTGTTTGACCTGTCATGGTATCAATGACAAGTATATTCATTGCACCCGTGTAATTCAGGTAGGTGTCAATGCTTGAAACGTAAAGCGATAGGTAGCTTTGGGTATTGCAGATCTTTAGTTCAATCCCTCGGAAGTAAGCGGCTGCGGCATTCAATGTCTGCGTTTCCGCAATGAATCCTGCGCGTTTGTTCTCAAGAATGGTACGGGGAATGAATGATGCGGTGTACATATCGTTGACCTCTCGGACAACGTTACGAACCGCGAAATCAATTTTATCTTCAATCAGTTCAGGCGCATCCGCATAGTCGGCACTTACGTACTTCTCAGCTTCACGAATAGGAATCAACTGATCCAACAGTAACCCGCTTACCGAAGTACACCCACCTTTGTAGCTAATGATGTTATCGAAACAGGCCATTTTATCAGTTTAAAGAATAGGGGGTCGGGAATACACCCAACCCCCTTAATTCAATTGGTTTACGAGTTGACCACGTTGATCTCCGCGAAGCCTTTGACACCGTCCAAATGGTCACCCGTTTGGTACATATCGTCAGGCAATGCTACGAGTTTCGTAGTGGCCGTAATGGTCACGTCAATCACTCCGCAATCGTGTTTTATCACAATGTCGTAAGGGATTCCCAACGCGCCCATGATCTGACCGTATGATTGGTTTGCATCTTGCGCGCCAAACAGTCCAGTCCAACGATTGTAGTACAGAACTTGAAGCGCACCGTTTGCAACCGCCCATGTGGTCGTTTGGTTTCCTTGCGCAGCCGCTACGAAACGGTCACGGATCGAAGCCATTCCATACTCGCGTTGAATAGCCGCAATGTCAAGACCGTAATCGGTGCAACATCCAAGCTGCATCAATCTCAGGTAGTTGTGAAGGGTGAACCCACCGACCAAAGTAGCTTGGCCGAAACTTGAAGCCTCAAGTGCCGACTGAACAGCTTGCATCGTTGCCGCAAAAGGCTCATCAGCCGATCCCGTGCGAAGGGTCTTAACCTCGATAACATCACCGTTCACGGTCAGGAATGGAATCCCTGAAACATCGGTTGACCATCCGCCCAAAAGAGCGTTGGCCTGTGATGCGTTCTTGTTGTTCACCGCTACGTCCATCGCAGCTACCAGTTTACCGATCTGATCCTGAAACCAAAACTCGTTACTGTCGCAAGATGCTTTCAAATCTTCCACATCGAACTGCTGATCGAAGAACAGGTTCTGAGTGGTATCGATTGAATACTCCGTTGACGTGTTGCCGCGTTCGGTTGTTGCAGCACAATAGTTCGTGACGTTGGTCTGAACCGTGCTTGTAAGGATTCGCGGTTGATAGGTAAGTTCAACCGTTCTGATCTTTGATCCGCCCGGACTTACACGCATTCCCAAATCATTACGATTGAGTGGCGACATAAGGAACTCCGAAAAAGGAATCTTGTCCGTGAAAAACTTGGCGTTTTCATTCTCGAAAACATTATCCAAGCGGTCTTGTAGGTTCGGACACGCTACAAGAGTTGAAGGTGTATATGACATTGTGTAAAGGTTTACTGTTTGTTTTGCCCCTATGTATGGTCGGGCAATTGAACCACGTAAACCTCCTATGTCAGGCGAGGTGACCTGTGTGATCGCGTTACAAACTTACTGAATTATTCGGATACAAAAAAGCCCCACATTTCTGCAAGGCTGATTTGATCGGGTTGGGGTCGGGTTACGACTTATGTCTTACAAGCCTACTTGAACGAACACCGTCCGAATTTGAAGCGGGTGCAGGTGGCGTGTATTGCTTTTGCTCAGTACGTTTCGGGTCGGCAAGTTTCAATATCTTGTTCTTTTCGGCCTCCATACGAATAGCGGTCAACGGATCAAGGAACTCACCCGCTTTCTTTGGGTCGGGTATCCTGTGGCCGTCCTTCAATATTACGGGCTTGTCTCCATCAAGTTCAATCTTGTATGTCTCATTGATGGCCGTAATGAATCCCTTGCGCTCCAGTTGCGTTGCCGTATCTGAAAGGAACTCATTTGCCTTTGACCATATTTCAGTCACGGCCTGATCCTTCTTGAAGTTCTGAGTGAACTGAGTGAACTCCGCTTCTTTAGCCTTTAGCTGTTCAGCAACTTCCAAACGTAACTTGTCAACGTCTGAAAACTTGACGTTTAGTTGGTTGTACTTGTCCTCCCATTCCTTAACCGCCTCCGAAGGTTTACCCGCTTTCTTTTCCAGTTCAGCTATTTTGGCCGTGTAGCTTTCATCTTTCTTTGCCGTAAGCAATCGGGCAAGGTCGCCAACTGGCAACTTGGTTTCATCCTCTGAAAGTTCAATCCCGCTTTCCTTTGCAGCCCGTTTCAATTCCTTGGCGAAGTATCGGGTGCTTTCACCGCTTATCGTTGCCTTGATCGTTTCGTCCTCAACCGCCCGATCCCTACGGATGAAGGTCTTGTCGAATGATTCTTTAAAGGTGTCCTCTGTCGCTTTCTCATCAAGCGTTATGCCTATGTAGGCAAGGATATTGTCTTTTTCTACTGCCATGTTATTTACCGTTTTCGATTTCGTTTACCATTGATCTCAGCTTTTCAATCTTCTTGACCGTTCCGTGTTTCTTACCGTGTGAATCCAAGATGTTCCGAAGTTTGTCCTCCTCGGATAGTTCGGGAATAGTGGGCGCATCTATCGCAGCCTCAATTGACTTAATTGTTTCTGTAACGACCTCAATCGCCTCTTGTTTATGCTCATGTAAACCTACTTGCCCCGAATTGTCAACGCCTGATGCTTCGGGTTCGTCTTCGGTTTTGGAATCCAAGTGTTCAAAGATGTCGGTCGCATTGAATAGCGTTTTAAGGTAGTTGTAACGTGCGATAAGATGATCCTTCGCGGGTGTGCTATTGAATGTTTCGCCCTCCACTTTTTTAGGAAGGTTCACGTCCTGAATGATGAACGGGTTGGCATCATAAGCCCATTGTGCTGACTGGCTCATAAGCCAAGAGATCAACACTTGCTTCTTACGCCCCGTTGCCTGAAATACAATCGTTGTCTTGTCAATTAGTGCCATCCTATCCTATCATTTTATCGCGCATCACTACGCTGTTCTTATACTTTACTTGGTGTCCGAATACTTCATTGCGAAGAAACCGATCATAGAACTCTTTGAAGTCGGCCTTGACCATTGTGTTAGCCCCCCGTCCGTTTCCAAACATTGAAAGCACATAGTAACCCGACCGTAGTTCGGATATTGAAAGGTGCTTATTCGGAAAATAGATAGGTTCATAGGCGAACTTCACGTCCATCTTAGCCCGTGCAACTGCACCGCCCATTACTAACTCATCGGGCAGGTTCTTTCCCCACTTGATAAGCAGCTTGGTTCTATCGGCAAAGGCCGAGCCGTTAAGGTTGATAGCGTCACGGATCAACGATGTCGCATCTTTGGACTTTCGCGCAAAGTGCCAACTGGATTGAATCGCTTGGAACGTGTCCGAATCCTTCAATTTGAACTCACTCCAAATGTCATCATTCGTTGCCCACACGGAGTAATTTATTACGTCCGCTTTGCCACCTTGGCCGTGAACATCAGTAAGGAAATTACGCCCATCACCTTTAGCATCCTCGTACCACTTTGTAAGGTCTTTCAGCGATAGCGCGTCAATGTCCATGAAAAGATACTCCTTAAAGTATTTCGTGGCAATAGGGTAAACGCATAACTTAGCATAACCCGCATCAAGCATTCCGTTAGGGTGTGTAATGCTTTCGTCAATCGGATGGAAGATGTCGAAGACTTTCAGTTCATCAGCCGCCAAGTATCTCAACCCCGAATCATGGATCAAAAGTATCTTGGTGTCGGGTGTGAATTTCTTAATTGACGCGGCCAAATTATACGCGGCATAGAAGTAACCACGTTTACCGAAGACTGTCAAAGCAATGTTCATCGCGTCAAATATACAATTAATTTAGTATAAACAAGAAAGCCCATCGAATGACGGGCTTTCAAATGATGAACGAGAATAGACCGTTAGGTGAACACGCCCGCAGGAGTGGCAACCACCCTCGCGTTGAGTTTGTTCTTCCAACCGCCCGTGTAAACGTACCTGAGTGCTTCGGTATCTGAACCTGTCAAAGAGCCTTTGAACGCAATACCCGCGTTGTTCGGTGTGATGTAAAGCGTTACGTCCTCCTCATACAGTCTCAACAGAAGCGCACCGACCGTCTGACCGTTAGCGTAATCCATTGAATCGTAGGCCGCGTGTGAAGATTCATTGACGTTAGCGTCAACCCATGTTACAGTCCTTTCAACGGTTGATACCCGTGTCTGACCGCCCGCTATGTAACTCGCAGCTTCTGCGGGTGAACCTTCGGGAAGTTCAACAAGGACATTCTTGAAAAGTACTGCATCACCTGCCGTAATCAAGGCAAGAACTTCCGTTCCGTCCGTAATGTCAGTAGGTAGGTTACCGCAACTGAATACAACCACTTGGTCTGCCGATCCGTTGAGAATGTCGCCACAATCGTTTAGGACTTGTGGAGATAGCGGGTCGCAATTATATGTAGTGCAAGCCATTGTGAATAGAATTTGAATATAATATCCGAATATGATTAGCCTCGGACAATAGCTACGTAGTGACTTGCGATCCGTGCAAATGTAAGGAATAATCAGTTACCAACCGATAGCATCGTCAATTCGCCTATGTTCGTGTCCTATGGTGCTGAACCGTCCAATATGCTGAATAAGGCTTGGCGTATGGAAAAACTGCAAATATCCCATTTGATGAACGGCCTCTGGTATCGCGTGGTCAATCTGTTGGTTCTTCGCGTAGTTATCCCTGTGGTTGAGAATGTAGGGGTGTTTCAATATCTTCTCAGCAACCTCTCGCCTGAACAGATAACCACCGCCCCAACTTGAAGCCCATCCGCCTTTAAGTTCGTGCCATCCTTTCGTATTCGGGAACTTGTTCGCCATTCCTTTAGGCGTGTAAAGTGCCAAGTAACCCACGTAGGGATTGATAGCGAATTGACGCTCTACGATGTTCTGCCATCCTTGCCTCAGTTTAACGTCATCGGGGAATATCCCAACTATGTCAGCATCCGTTTTAACGAGGTCTTCCAACACGCGGTAATAGTGTTTGAAGCACCCCGCATGGTCGCCTAATTCCTTTACCTGAAAGTCGGTTCGATGTGGGAATGTGTGACCGTCAGGATAGACCGTACAATCGGGGTGAAATACATTGTGCTGCATGGTCTGGAATGTCTCAACCTTGCGCGGAAACCATGTGATACCGATTTCAATCTTCATTCCTTTGACTTCGCTGGGTTGCCGTAAACAACACAATCAGCAGGAACATCTTTGACCACTACCGAACCAAGACCGACCAAAGCCCCGTTCCCGATAACCATTCTATTACGAACGGTCACGCCTAACTTTATTTTAACACCGTCCTTTATCATGGCATAGCCGCCTATGATAGTTCCCGTACACACTTCGCAGTTGTTGCCTATGAAAACATCATGCCCGATATGTGAGTGAGCCATTATGATATTGTTCGACCCGATTGAAGTGCAGTCACCCTCTTTGAACGGTCTTTGAATAGTGACAAGTTCGCTGATAACGTTGTCATCGCCTATGTTGACGTGGCCTTTGAAATCATCCTGTGACACGCCACGCATCTCACCGTTCGACCCGATAACGCAGAAAGCCCCTATCCAATTTCCAGTACCAAGTTTCACGTTAGGGTGAACTATCGCGGTACGGTGGATGTAGTTACCGTCTATGTTGATCCAATCGCTGTTATACAAGTCCTGTTTTGACATGATGTGTCCATTCTTTATTAGTGAAGTGTGGGTTACTAAAACCTCTTTTCTTGGCTACGAGTATTTCATCAGGTAGGCCGCTTATGTCCTTCAATATCCGCTTACCGAAAAGGTATTTATCGGGCAATGACAAAGCGAAGTCAACCAGTTCATTGTCAAGGAATGGGTAGCGGGTTTCCATCGTATGCCAACCGCCCATCCTATCCTCAACGACCAATATACCACGAAGGTACGCCCAATCATACGCATCGTGGGTAATGTCGTAACGCTTGCCATACACGCCCGTTCTGTTTATTACGGCCTGAATGTCCTTATCATAGCGATGTGTGTAACCTTTGAAAACCTCGTCACCACCCGCGCCCGAATAGACTACCTTACAGAACTTTGATGCAAGTTCAGCCAACGCGAAATTGGTGTAGCAACTACCCACCTTCGGGTCGTCCAATGCTTTCATTACCTCTTTGGAATACCTTTCGGCCATCGCGTCATTACATATCATGGTGTAATGGTTGCCCGTTGTATTGGTCTTAATACCGTCAATCTCACTTGACGCGGTCAGGTAGTCCATTGAAAAGCAATAGTCAGGTTTGAACCATTTGGCTATCATTCCCGAATCAATGCCACCACTAAGGTAGCAGCCCGCACCATCGTATCGGTTACGCCATACCACACGCTCCCATATTTCAGTCAGTCGATGTTTGGCATCTTCGTAACTGATAGTAATCTTTTCAGGTCTTACAAACGGCAACTGACCGACACGCTGAACGCCTATGTATATGGTGTCAGGTGTCATTACTCCGAGTGAATGATCCCAATCGGCCATAGCGTCAAGGTCTATCTTTAGGTCAACAACCGCTTTCAATCCTTTGACCTCGGAACAAATGAAGTTGCCATATCTGTAAAGCTGTTTAATTCCGTATCTATCCGTGAAGTAATGAATACCGTTGGCATCATGATACAACACGGCAAAGAAACCGTTGAGCCTATCGAGTGGCATATCATGTGATACCCACCATGTAAGCAATTCTGTGTCGCTCTCAGCAACTAAACTATTTTCGCTTGCTAGTTCCTTCCAGTTACTTATGTAACCATTAAGCCAAAGCGTTACATCCTTATATCTGCATGGCTGTGAATACACATCATTTGTAATCGGTAAATGAGTGAAGTAAACGTCTAGGTTCTCAATCTTTGTAAGTGTCGAAGTTAACCCGCGTCTGCGAATAGCCGCGCCCATTGTAGATGCAATATACCGATCACCGTTAATTACGGCCGCTATCCCGCACATTGAATCTTGATGTTATTACCGTTGGGTCAATGTAAGAAGTATTCGGCCATATTTCAAACGGTGTCATGTTCGTTGAACTCTTAACGTCAACCGCAAACAGACCGCTATCCTTTAACCTGAATGTCTTAACGTGCCTGTTGGCCTTTAGCAATTTGCCCTGCATGGAATTGTCCAAGAAGTCCGAATGTTGAACCTCCCACGGTGCGTTATTCCATTCTTTGAGTAGTGATGCGCTTATCACACGCCCCGCCCCGCACGTATGGCCTTTACGTTGTCTGTCAATGTAGCCGCCCCAATAGCTTGCTTTTCCCGTTGTGGTGTCATAGAAGTACCAATCCAACACCCCGATAAAATCATAGCCCTTTTTCATCAGTCGGATAAACTCGTTCAATAGTTCCTTCGAAATAAGGTCGTCCGATCCTAAACAGATAACGTGCGAATAACCATCCTCAACCGCTTTAATGGTCGTGGCGTTCATCTTTGTTGCGAGTGGTTGGTTTTCAATTTCGATGTACTTGAAACCGTATTTTTCGGCCTGTCGTTGACTTACTTTGCCCTCACTACCCGCAACGATCACATCTATTCCAAGCGTGGCCGTATGTTTGGCGAATATGTCGAATATGTCAGGTCGCTTCCACATTCCCGTGACAATAACTGGATTGACCTTTGATACTGGAATAAGCGTGGCCGATATATGCCTTGCCGCGTGTTCGCTCTCAATTATACGATCCACGTAATTCGGCTTAAACTTGCTTTCAGAAACAACATCGCCTACCTTATAGACGTTGCCGTTGTGGTCGAATAGTTGCTTGAGTATAACTAGCAATGATCAGTCTTTAATTTCACATTCTAACCCCGTGAACACATCCCAAATGTCAGTCCATTCTTCAAGAGTGATGTCGGTGTTTTCGAGCAAATAGTCCTCACACATATAAGTGTAAAGGCTATCAGTACCCGTGTAATAGCAATACGAACATCTGTCATATTCAATCGGTGGAACTTCGGTCTTTTCGCAGCCGAACAACGCAATGGTGGAAATTATCAGTAGCTTTTTCATTAGTCCAACACGAATCTGAATGTGATACTAACCGCTATGTCTGAATCGCCTACCGTTGGGTCGCCTGTTCTAGCGATTACGAAAACATCCGTGGCCGAAAGCACTTGTGTTTGTCCTGCGGTCGGATTTTCAGGTGAGAATGATGTGGTGGTCTTGCTCACGGTTGAGGCAAGAAAGTTGTTCCCGAACGTGCCAAGTGCTGCCGCGCCTCCGTTGGTCAATTGCAGCTGAGTGTTGGTCGCATAGGCCACGCTTCCGTATTGAATGGTGGCCGAAGCCCCAAGTATCTCAACGTGGTAACCCGTTGGAACGGTCAACCCGAACGCAACGGGAACGCTATTCAATGTCAGTACCTCTGCCGTTGGAATGGTGACGGTAGCACAACGGATACCGCATAGGTAGTTATCATTCAGCCCTTCCAAAGTGGCCTGTTTGACCGTGCCATCAGGTGCAAGGATAAGGAATGTTACATCATCCGTGTAATCGGTTGAAGATGCTGCTGGGTATTGTGAGAATCGTGCCATTTTTAAGGTGTTGTTATTGCTGAATCTGCTTGATCGTTAATCGTTTCTAATTTCTGGTCAAATATAGGTGAACCTCCCACCGCACATCCTACTGACGCACTTGATAGCCTCCTATTCTCAATCAGTTGGGTCTTGATGCTTACGTTTATCGTAACGCCTCCACTGTCTTCGTTACCATCCCAACTGATTGAAGGATATTCGTCATCCTCTACAAAGTATTCCACGTCATCAATATAGAAGTGGTCGGCCTGTCCGAAAAGCATAGCGAAGTCATGCATGAACTCTTTGCCATCAAAGCCAAGTTCCCGCGCCTTGCGTGACCGTGCGTAATAGGTCGCCTTCGTGCCAAGTGAATTATCATAGGCCATTCGCTCCATTGGATAGTTTGAACGGTTAAGGCTTGCGGGTATTCTCATCAACGGCCTGAATCCCGTGTTAGCGAATCCGAAGCCCAAAGCGTCCGAATCATTGCACAACGCCAACGCCAATGTTTTACAATCGAACGCTGATCTAACGTGTATCACATTACTAAGGTAGTATTCCTGAGTTGTTCGGTCAATCGACATATCCGTTACCTCGAATGTCTGAGTGCCTGACGATGAGTTGCCTATCATTATGAATGACGTTCCGTTCGATACGATGGTTTCCGTAAACGTGCCGTTCGTACTTCTGACAACCCCATTAGTTGTGCCTAATCGAACATTGAATAGGTCGTTGCCTCCCATGCCCGAAAGCGTGTAGGTTAAATTGTAGGACACCTCATCGCATACAACATGGTTCAATATCGCTTGTCCAGCCGTTGATCCGTTGTAAGTAGCTATTCCGTTGGCTATTGTCCAACTTCCAGCAAGTGACCAATTGAATAGACCCGTTTCAAAGTCTAAAGGAATGATACCGCGATTGGCACACGGGCAAGGATCAACAACCGCTATATGATAACATCCGTCAGGTATTGACAACGTTTCCCAATCGATCGTAGCCGTAAAATAGCCGTTCTCGAAATTGAAGTAACCGTCTGCCGTTAATAGTACCTCAACGGGTGTTAGATTCTCGTCAACTATCGCAACTGAAAAGTTTGTGTTTATCGTCATCACTTGGATGTTCGATATGCACACGGCAAATGATGAGCCGACCGAAAAGACAGCGGCTGAGTCAGCAACTATCCAACGGGTGTAACTACCGCTTACTGTGAATGATTCTAAGTAAGTGCCGTATTGAACCACGCAGCCCGATTCAGAAACCGAAAGGTCGAATGTAAGGCGGATGAGAACGTCATCAGCAACGGGTGCTATCTGAGACAACACCCCGTATATTCCTGACGTGTGGCAAGCGTTACCATCAAACACATCCCAATTAACCCCGACCGTCCAATTGGTCGAGCCGTCAAAGTTTCCGTTTCGGATAACATTCACGTCAGTACCGCACGGCTCAAGCTGCATCTGGAATTGAGTAATGTCACCATACTCAGCAAGGACTTTCAATCCGCTATCTTCTAGCCAACAGTCAGCCTCTTGGTCGAATACTATCGGTTGGTTGGGAATGAGATTAGCCATTTAATCTATGTAAGTTTCACATTCATAACCGTTGCCTGTAAACTGGCGCACAAGGGAGGCCATATCGGTAGCCTCGTGCAATTGGTCGCCCTTGCATCCTTCAAATACCCGTTCTGTCGGGTCTGAGTGTTGCTCGTTGACGCATCTTATACACGTCTTTTGTTTTTGGCATCCTACAAATACGAGTGATATTAATAGTAGCTTTTTCATCCGTTCGATATTATGGATATACTTGATTTACCCGTTACAAAGTTATAATCAAAGCTATTCAAATAACCCGTCCTATCAACGCCTAAACTAGTAACCCTTATTCTTTGGGTCGTGTCATTGATTATGTTTCGCGCTGTCGTTTGGTCTAGTGGGTATTCAAATGATGTTATCAATAGCATTCTATTGTTACCTGTGTTTACTTGAGCATCCTGTATAGCTACCCTAGAAGCGCAGCATTGGAAGTATTGCTTTTCGGGTGTTGACCCGCCTAATGATATTTCAGATTGAGCAACCCCCGTATTTAAGTTTTGAGCATAGTCAACCGTAAATATGGTATAGTCACCGCTATCCATAGAAACCCACGGACTAGTCCATTCCTCAAATATTGGGGATGCAAGCCGTGTTGTGTGTGTTCGAATGTCAGATGAAAACTTTTGTAGCAAAGCCCCGCCCGAATCGTAATGCTCTACGTTCAAGAATATTGAAACAATCACACCCGAAGCACTCGTAATAAAGTCATCAATTGCGATACCCATACAGAACTGATATGCACCCTCGTCAACTGGAGTGAATTTATCAGTACCTAAATCGAATCTATTGTATGGGTCGTAAACCTCCACGTTTAAAGGTGGTACATAGTTTGTGTAAGTTGGCGTTTGTAATGGCAATAGGCTACCCGAAGCAGCGTTACCAGTTGCTAGGAATAGATTATATCCATTGTAAAGATTGAACAGACTTAGAGTACCCGAAAGATAGTCCTGATACCTAGCTAGTATTTCCTTATTCGTGTAATCCTCGTTATACCAATTTTGACCCAATCCCAAAGGGTCGGACTTTTGAGCCTGATTAGATTGAGTTGGGTCGCGTTTAATCAAAAACGTCTTGTCATCGTATGTGTCGCTTAAAAACTCAGCTACATCTTGAACCTTATTGGTATCAACTATGATCGGGTCTTCAATCGTAAGGTCTAATTCTATCCCGTTGACACACTCGCCACTTAATGAATAGTATTCTGTTTCAAACCCGTAATATGATATGTTATTGAACGCGTTGCAATTTGTGTTACCATCATTGCAATCTTCCAGCCTAAGTATCTCGCTACCTATCTTTATTGAAGTATACAGAATGTTTGTTTCAAATGATAGCTTGGTTTCATTTACGTCAGGAAGCGTAACCGTGCTTGTATTTGTAATGAAGTAGCTTCTGTTCTCAATCCTGACAACTGGATTGTTATTTGAATCTCGCTCAAATCCCATTTGGATATTACGGGCTTTTCGCATAGTATCAAATAGGTCTTGAAACGAAATCTTCGGTGCTGATACAACTTCGCCAACTGATCTAAGGTCAATGCCCGAAACTAACCAATCAAACGAACCGTCATTGGTTAGTGTAGGGTCAAACGTATCGCTTTCAAACCCCACTCTATTATCTGTCATCCAAGATATAAGAAACTTGAAAGCATCATAAACAGAATAGCCTCTCGCGGTGTCGGCTAGATAAGTACCCGTCGAAGGATCGAAAGGAAATACAAAAGATTCAATCGCGGCTATGGGCTGCGCGTTCTTCGTTTCGGTTGAATCCAGTCCAACCTTAACGCCTTTGTTGTTCTCGATTTGCGCCCCGAACGAATCGTCTTTAATCGTTACATCAACCGTTCTCTGACGTTCATTGAACGTACATTGTGGAATTGATATTACACCAGTATAGAGTTCGGTTGATAGGCCGTTGGATAAGTAGCTTATCGAAACATTTACAAGGTCGCAGAATCCACCATTTAAAGCCCTACTGTATAGGTAATTGAACCCGTCATCCACCCACGTATGAGTTACGTCATGATTGATTGTGATTATTTGATTGATCGGGTCAAACTCTAGGCCGTAGTTCGATTCAACCCATGTATTAGGGTTGTTTACAACGATAGAATCGAAACTAAATATCAACTCCATCTACTCTGTCTTTTCATGTTCTTGCTTATCTCATTTGCGAGATACACAAAGCCGTCCTTATCGCTTGTTCTGTGCCTATCTATTGCTTTTAAAAGGTTTCGGTCGTTGAACTGATTTTGAAGCATATAAGACGCTCCCATTCCTTCTAATCCACCATCAAGAACCTTGTCAATAGCGGGTGCAATGATATTGTCAAACTTGTACTTTTCCCAATTACCCGTATTTATTGCCTCCAATATGTCAGCGTTAGGCTTGGCATACTTGCCTTTAGTAATGAACTCATTACCCTCTGCCTCAATCTTAACGCCACCCTGTTTGTGTGAGCGACCGTGAATTTGACCTTTACTATCAACCCATCCACCCTCCGCAAACTGTGGCAATGGTTGGGTAGCAATTGCGGCTATTTGTACCGCGCCAATCGCACCCGCCAATGCAGCGAATCCAGCCGCAACAGGAAATGGAACTCCGGGCGTGGCGAGTGCGTTTATTACCGCCTGTGCTGTTCCTACTATCGCCTGAAATAATGCGGCATCCTTTGCAGACTGTGCCGACCTCGTTTGTAATTGCTTTTGCTTTTGTTCAAACTCCTCGCGCGTAATCTCGCCAGCCTCATATTGACGTTCAAGCTGTTGAAGGTCTGACGTTACCTGATTTTGAACAATTGTTGCAATAGACCCCGCAACGCTTGAAATTGTATTCAGCATTTCAGTAGTCATATCAAGGGCAATCTCTTTCTGCCTTATCGCGTCCTTCTCAGCTTGTACTCTTAGTGCCTCGTCACGAGCCTTGATACCTTTTAATATTTCACCATTCCGATATGCGTAGTCATCCAGTATGGCATCTGTGGTCGCCTTCTGCGCGTCAATTTCGGTTATGTTGATACTTGCTATTTCATCCGTTGGTAGGTTCTTATATTTCCTTTCTACCAACAGACGCATTGCCTTGTCTATCTCTTTGATCTTAGCCTCAATTAAATCGGCTATTCTATAAAAATCAACGCCTCCTATTTCGGCAGACTCAAATTGCTTTCTGAGTTCGGCTAATTGAGCGTTTAAGAGTTCAATCGACCTTACTTCATTATCTGTGCTTATTTCGCTTGTCAGTTCCTTTTGAATCCCTAGTATGGTCTTTAGCGTATCAATTTGATCTTGTAGTACGCCTTGCCTAGTAATTCTAGCTTTAATATCAGCGTAAACATTAGCCAAAGCCTCTTTTGCCGCGCTTCTATCAACAATGTTGAACCCAACTGCCGCATCGATACGTTTTTGGGCAAAGTTTATCTTTAACGCTTCGGACTTTCTTGTTTCTTCTGTGGTAAGTTTAGCGAGTTCAGCTTCCTTATCAGCAAGTGATGTAATCCTTAATTCTTTTTCTTTAGCCGCAAATGCCTCAGCCTTTGCCCTTTGTTCGGCACTTTCGCCAAGTTCATCAATTACTCTTTTTTCCCTTTCATAAGCATCTAGGATAGCTTTAGACGCATCATTGACGGCTGTCTGATAATCCATCGTGCCGCGTATCTGAGTTTCATACGGACGCGCATCGGAAATAAGCCCAAGTTGCTTAGATAGGTCAATAAGTGTCTTTCCTATCTGCGATTGTAAATTAGCCCATGCCGCTTCAAGTTGCGCGATCTTATCAGCCGTAGTATCGGCCTGATCGCCCATTTTAGCCATCTCCTCCGTGGCTATGTCACCAACGGCTTTAGCAATGTCCCCCACCGAAGCGGTTTCAGTTCCTACGCCTTTCAGCTTGTCACGCAATGCAATCGCGCTGATACCAAGGTTGTCAAGGATCAAAGGCGACTTACGACCGATACCAAGGATAATAGAATCAACCAAGTAGTCAACGCTTTCGCCCGTTTCCCTCGCCCGTGCCTGTGCGAATTTGAATAACGATGCAAGGTTCTCAAGTGGTATCTTAAAGTTCGATGCCTTGACCGCGTTCTGCATAAGGACAAGGTCGGACACCGTTCCCCGTGTCGCATCCCTCAACCCTTGAAGATATTGACCGCCTCCGATACGTTTGAACGCTCTTTCAATACCTTCGGCCTGTGCAGCCAACTTGACCGTTTCCGCACCGAAAGCGATAATCTCACGCGCACCGAAAGCTACACCAATGGCCGCGCCTACTTTGGATAGGCTGCTTACCATGCTCGATGACATATCCTTGAAATCCTGTTCTGTCTTTTTGGTTGCCTGATCGACCTTATTGACCTTGCCAGCCAAAGCGTCCAATTGCTTCAACGCTTGGTCAACCTTAACCGTATATTCAGCTACTATCTTATCAGTTGCCACGCGAAGGAATCTGAATGATCATAGAAGGTTATCTGGAAGCCGCCTTCTTATCGCGCTCGTTACGTGCCTTTTCAAGCCGTTGGGCAAATATACGCAATTCAAAGATGAAACGTTTACCGTCCAACGCCATAAGATAGTCGAATCGTTCAGGCGTATCGCTTAGAACATTCCTAACGAACTCAATAAACTTATACGAATTTGTAGCTACGCCTTGTCGGAGTTCATCGACAGAAGAATATTCCTTTCGTTTCTTGCCTCCTTTAGTGCCTCTTGCCACCCTGTTAAGAGCATCTTCCATGAGTCGTTGGAAATCTTGAACCGTTCGGATAGGTCTTTCACAACGGTCAGGCGAAAAAAAAAGACGTTCCCCGTTTCAATCAGGTGCTTGATGTGGTCACACTTCTCTTTGTGGATGTCATCGTTGACGGTGTGAGGGTCTTCGTCTTCCCTAACGAGGTCGGTAGCTATCAGATTGATAAGCACGTCTAATGGTATCACTTCATCCTTGATGGTCTTTAGCCGCGTAAGGATAGCCCCCGCTTCAATCAGTTTACCTTTGGCCAAAGCGGTGTTAACGTCCTCAACCGTCTGGTCGAATAGTTCGGGGCTTATACGTGCGGTCAGGTATTCATAGGCTTGCATATTTGCCGCAATGCGTTTCATCGGGTTTCCCATTCCTTCGGGGAACTCATACCACGCTTTGCCAGTGTGGTCAGCGAACATGAACCGAAGGTCTTTCTTGTCAACGGGCTTTACCCATCGTTTAGAAATAAAGGCTAACTGTTCCTGCTCACTCCAAAAGGCATCAAGTCCTTTGTTCCTAACGAAATCGGCAACCGAATCTTCGTCAAGTCTCTGGAGTATCTTACTTGTTAATCCCTTCAATTGATTATTGTTTATTCTACATTCTCAGCCCTAATATTCAGTAGCTTCAATTGGTCGGGTTCATCGGTCAACTCACAGCCGTAAACGTCAACCGTTGAGCCGTTACACGCTATCCTGTAAATTACCGTTCCACCAACAAATTCTGTTCTTGCAACTATGATGTTCTCGTGCTGTTCGGGATCGGTCTTTAAAAATACTGATTCGCCCAGTTTAAAACTCATTTGTCCAGTTTTTCAATCGCTCTATTGATTATGTGAATCAATGCGGCAACAACGAAAACGAACATTGCCCATTGAATTACCCCGTAAGTTCCGAAGTGGTATAGGTAGCTTGAAGTAGCCCAAACTGACGGCATACAGTAAACGCAAAAGATAACGGGTTTAGTAGCGTTTCGCCACGTTGACCCCTCCATCATGTCCCAATACTCCTCCAATCCGTTACCTGTGAATGAATGAAGTATCATGTCAACGCTTCGATTCATTCCGATAATGAACAACGCGGTATAGAGTTCTATCATGCCGCGCTTACTTTGCTTTCAGCTACCGTTAGGTCTGTCACCCTTTCAAACGAGACAAGGATACAATCAACAAGTGTAGCGGTCGAAGGTAGTTTGAACTGTGACTTTAGCATCATTTGCGCTACACTTGCGTTCATCCAAAGTTCGTAGGTATTGCCCTCCATCTTATTGGAGAACTCGATTGATACCTTGCCACTTGCCCCGCTTGTAACGGCCTGATGTCCTATCAATCCGTTGGCCGTGTTCATCCACCAAACTTGCAATGCGACATTCGCGCCCGCAGGCCAGTCACCTACCCAAACATCGTCCGAACAATATAGGACGGGCAACACCTTAATACATGGATCGCAAACGCTCATGGTTTCAATAGTTTCAATTCTCCTGTTTTCGGATTAACGGAATACCCGACCTTCTGACACATCTTGACAAAGCTATTGAAATTAGCGTTGATCTCGTTCTTCGCCTTGGTCAAAGCGTTGGCGTTATGCCTAAGGTTGTCCAGATGTTCTTTTGGTGTCACGAGGCAAATATACGATTAATCACTAATCAAACATTCAACTTCTGTCGGTAACGGATGTACCGCTGAACCGCATCATGGTTCACCAAGTACCTCACCGCGTCCAAGTGGTCGGCCTTTTCATGTGCGTGTTTACGGTTGGTCTTAACGATACCACCCTCACCATCGGCCTCAACGAACTTCATATCGCGTATGGTATTCGGGCATCGCGGGTCTATCCTGAAATCAATGTCATGCGGTAATCCGCGTGAATGGAATAGCACAAAGTTAAGGTCGTTACGGCTATTGGAGTGCTTAGGGTTCGGGCTTGTTTGAATCTGTCTTGCCGATAGCCCTAACTCACGCCTTATCTGTTCAAAGTTTGAAGCGTTGTCGGATTGATTTAGTTCTTTCTTATTCCCGTTGTAATCGCCTGTTATTACGCAATTCCATAGGAAGTGGTGGAACTTTTGCCGAATGTTCGTAACCGCTTGATGAACCGAACCCTTTTCAATTGTTTCTTCCATAAAGATGTGACAATGAAATCCATCCTTATCCTGCCAAACGTGCGAATATATGAACGCGAAAGGCTCAATGTTAAAGTCCATAGAAATGATAAGCTGCCTGCTCTCGTTGTGGTAACACGGCTTGATGTGGTCGGTGTCTGACCAGTTGAAAGCGAAAGGATTGTTGACCTCCTCATCCGCATCCCAATTACCATACAATAGCCGTTGCTTGTCGTAGTCGGAACGCATTCGACCAAGCTGTTGCTCATACAACTCTTTGAATTTGTCGTTAGGGTTGTCAGACAGTAGCGACTGGACAAAGTTAATATGTTCGGGCAACGCTTCGGGATCAACGAATTTAGACTTGACCCAATTCTTACGCGGGTTTCCTGTGCTTAACAGTTTCGGGGTCAATCCGAACTCATCCAATTTGTATCGGATACGGCTACTCACAATATCGTAAGCCTTTTCGGTTATCTCAGTCACCTCATCTATGAACGCATCGGTGTACTCAGTTGATCCAAGCGAAATAAAGTCGGGGTCAGATGGATAGAGGAAAAGGTCTTTTAGAACCGTTACCGAACCGTTAGACCAGTTGACGGTATGCTTCTGTGAATTGTAGTTGAAGTCAACCCCTACCTGATAGCCCATGATGTGAGCGACCTCAAATAGGGTGACTAAGGTAGATTGTTCTAACGCGGATATTTTCGACCTACCTATTACGCCACGGCTACCAGCGTAACGCATCCGCCTGTTGATGTGCCAAACGCAACCGAACCACGACTTGCCGCCACCTGCCCCGCCACCAAAAAACACCTCCGATACCTTCGGGTGACTTTCAAGGTAGTGCCACGCCTGAGATTGTTTCTTCGATAGGTCAATGCTCACTATGGACGTTAATGACTGGAACGTTTATCTTATCGCCTTGAGTGGTGTGGTCGATCTGTTGCTTTGGCAATCCGTAGTAGTATTTGAAGAACAGTTCAACCGCCCATCGTTCACCGTCTTGCAGCCCCTTATTGAAAGCTAACATGGCCTTAGGTTGAAGTGGGCTAAGTGTCTCGATAAGTTTCTGCTCATCGGCCTTTGATGGCCTACCTGAACCTTCCCTTGCCCCGCCCCTTTTACCCATTCGATATAAATTGGTTATTCAATCACTTAATTTACAAAGGTAGTCAATTCCTGACCTTCGGAGTTATCGCCTGCATCTGCCCCTTATCATTCCTGAAGTACAGATTAGCGCGGTCGGCCTTCATGCGTTCGTTTGCTTCCTTTAGTAGTGCTTTGGCTGTTTTGCAGATGGCTAACTCCGTTCGGTTGCTCGCTTGATCTTTCGATGCCTGTTCAAGTATGGCATCGTAGTCGGCCTTGAGCGAATCAATCCGAAGTTTCATAAACCCAATGAAGCCGAGTAATGCTATGATGATTATGATCAGAAGTGGTGTCATCTCAGTCGTTGCTTAGTGTGATTGATTCGGTGGATGGAAGGGGTTTGAAATCTGACATTTCCCAAGTGCAAACGTGATGCCCGAATCTGTAAAATACTGGCGATACTACCATCCCTTTGCCATACATTGTGAAAACAACCACATCTCCGTTTACTTCATCTAAACCCAAACAAGGGAATTTCCAATCTACATATTTCGGCTGTTTGCTCTTGTTGTGTACTGATTTCATGGTCTATTGATTGAATGAGTTAAAGTCGTCTTCGTTCATTTCGATGAAGTTGGTAATCACGACACTTACATCGTCTTTGATATTTGTCTCTCGCCTTATTGCGCCAATAGCATCTTTGATAACGGTCGCTGATGATGGAAATCCTTTACACGTCAGGAATAAATTCAGGTTTCCGCCACCTTTCAGCGTGGTAAATGAACATGCAAAAAAGAAGTGTCGTGTCATCCTACTATCTCTTTTTTGGTTACGGTTTCAACTATCCTCCTACGCTCAAACTTAACGCCCTTATGGGTGAACGAGCATTTGTTCTTCGCAAGTGTCGCGTACTTAATCCCCAACTCTTGAGGCAACCCGTCCACAAACCTTTGAAGCGAGCATACCTTACTGATCTTCGTGCCGTCCTCAAGTATGGCGGTGTATCTGAATCTTTGCGGCTCAACGCCCTTTCGTGTTCCCATGTTTGCAAATGTAATGTTTTATTTTGATTGCCCAAAGAAATTCCCCTGAGCCGTGTCACCTGCATTGAACCTATCAGCTTCGGCCTTGAAGTGAACTAAGCTACCGTGTCGGCAAGTGTCCAGTAGGACAGCATCATAGATGGCTGAATCTCCATCCGTGTCTATCTGAATGATTCGGCAGTTGTGGAAGTCACCGCACGGGGGTATTGGTGGTTCATGGTACGTGAGTGCTGAGTATAAGTGGACAACGATAACAACCACCGCGGTCAATGCCAATAGTAGGAGTGTTTCGGCTTTCATTTCATCGCTTTTACCACCCATGATTCGGGTTTTCGTTTTACCTCTCTTGTTTCCACATCCTGAACATCATGCTCCCATCCGTTGGCCGTTCTGAAAGTTCCAACGCACCGAAACGCTCGGCCTTGATACGTGAATGAAGGTGTGGTCTTATGCTGCATTTCTTTCTAGCCTGTTGACTATCCTATCAACCTTCGCCTTGAACGCTAAATCTGTTCGCATCCAATTATCAACTTGTTTGGTCGAATGAATTACCGTAGCGTGGTTGACGCTGTTAGTGACCTTTGCCGTTAGGTGTCCAGTCAATTCAAGCCGTCTGGTCAAGTACCATCGAATAACGTGGCGCGGTGTGGTTGCGTAAGATATCCGCGTCTTTGCCAAGGCTATCTCAGGTGTAACGGTGAACTCTCGGCACACTTCAAGAAACACATCCTTGACAGGCGGCCTGAATTTGCCCTCCTTCATTCGACCTTCAAACATGGTCACCATCAACTCTTGATGTAACTCAGCAACGGCTAGGTCAATGTTGTCGTTGTGCCTATACATTAGTTCGCGGAATTGGTCGTTGTTCTTTGTCATGGCAACTCATCGTTATCAATTGCCACCTTCCATCCGCTTACTTCGGTGAACCATTTGCCGTTGTATTCTCGGCTGCCGATGTTCACGTCAATCGTAACGTCCTGCCCCACTCGGAGGTTAGCCGCCTTGTCAATTGACTTGCCCATGAATGTGATAGCAACGTGCGGATTGTATTGGTCACCCGTGTTTAAGACTACTGACCGCTTTTGAGTTCCGTTAGACCCGACCGTTTCAATCGGGGTAATGCTGTGAATCGTACCTTTTAACTGCTTCATATTTCGTTTAGTTTATTGATTTCTTCTTTTAATCTGACCGTCAATGATTGGGCAAGTGTTACCTTCTCTTTAGCGTAATCGCCAACTGATAGCATTACTGGCCTCGCCTTCGTCCCGACATTCACAACCGAGTCCCTTGTTATGGTCTTAACGAACAACGGCTTGATGCATTCGGGGCGATACGATGCGAAGTGAACCTTCTGCAATTCAGGATGAATAGCGAAGTAATGCGTCACTTGATCAACGTAATCTATTGGCAGAATGTCGGCACGAAGGTAGCTGATATGCGTCTTGGCGTTCGGGCATTTTGTTTCAATGATCTCTGTCAGATCTTCGGTTATCGCGTCTGGACTTGCGCCTATCAATTCGCACTCATCTGATTGAAGCCACCCGACCGACATGAAAGACAGCCCCGTGTATTTAGCAACCTCGGCAACAGCCAACGGCTCTAGGTCTTTGCCCCGTTGCATTGGTGCTGTGATGAACCCCTCGTCAGGTACTTGGAACGGTTCGGCCATTTCTGAAAGCAGCTGCTCCAGTAGCGTGTCTGACTTTACGTGAAGTTGGCCTGACGTTGAGCCGCCTACCTTTGCCTGTCGGATCAAATGCCATTCGTCCGAACCTTGTTCTATGTTGAAGTGTGGTTTCATTTCTCAGCTAGTTTAACTTTAATATCCTGTGCCACTTTGATCACGGTAGCTAGTTTCTTCTCATCTGCACCCAGCCCCTTCCATATTGCGTTAAGCTGTCCGAGGTCAGTTGCCGCGCATAATGCAGCGATGGCTAAAGTATCTGACACCTCAACCCGTGGAGTTGGGCTTGTTGTCCTTATCCGAACACCTCCGACCACCTGACCTTTCATTTTGACGGATGAATCAATGTACAGTTCAACGGCCAAATTCAGCCAAGTGTCAACGTCTGTTCCGAAACCGCCAAGCCTTCTTATGGTATTGGCGTTGGTAGCGTTGAGAACCAACGGCTTAATGCCCTCTTTGAAGTAGGCGATGTTGAAGTTGCCCTTGTTCCCTGCGACCATCGCGCCTTCTTCTTGTTTCACCTTCGTCACGGTAAACACAAGAGACTTCCCCTGTTCTACTAATTCTTCTAGGTCAACGACCCCCAAGTGGTCGGACTTGTACACGTTTCTGTAATTTGGCATTTGTTCTCTGTTTAATTGTTTCGGTAAAAATAATTATTCTTTTGTTCTGTTGTATGCGTGTCGGCTAATTTGTAATCGTTCTAAATAAGGCTTTGGAAGTCGGCCAAGCTGCGAATGATCACGTACTCACATCCGACCGATTCGGCCACCTTCTGCCATTCCTTCTGAGCCTTTGACTGGATGCCATCGGGTAGCTTTAACTCGATACACAAAGGCGGCAACCCATCGCGCAGGTAGATCATGTCCGAAACACCCGCCACCATTCCCATCGCTTTAAGCCTGGCCCCGTCAATCGCGTTCTTTGGGCTGTTGTGGACCATGAACAATCGGCCACGCTCTAACGGTCGGGTGTTCCAATGCCACATGAAGCAATCGGATTGAAGTCTAGCTTCTGTTATGTCGCTCATCTTAGTACGTAGTCTTTAAATTGTGAATTGTGCATTTCTTGTTTCTGTCTATAAACCCATCCGCTTGAATACTTCTTAACTAACGCATAGTCTTTTATTGACTGTTCGCCCCTTGACCTAATTACCCTCCAAATGAAAGTTGGTTTGTAAGCCTTTGATCGCTCAAGTTCTATCAACTCCAATAAATTAAGGCTACTGATTTTTCGACCTTCAAGGTTTGTTGGTATGCGTAATGACATCTCAACCATCTTCCCTTCTGAAAGTTCCTTTGCTTCAAATGGAAACGAATGATTGCAGTAACGGCAAGTTCGTGCAGATGCGAATACAAGTGATTGACACTTCGGACACTCCTTGACTGGAGCGGTGTCAGCCTTTTTTTTCTTGCGTGGTGGCTCTATTTTCCATTTACGCGCTTCTGCCCACATACCGTGCTGGTCGTGATTCATTCCAAAATCAAGAACGATAAACTCATCCTTGACATCCTGAATGGTTCTTGAACCACGTCCGCAACATTGAAGCCATAATGGTAGGCTCTTTGTCGCTCGGTTCATTATTACGCATTCGATTGTTGGTTCATCATATCCCGTAGTAAGTATTCCGCAATTGTTCAATACTGGAAAATGCCCATTAGAAAAGGCGTTAAGTATCCTTGATCGTTCGTCTTTTGGTGTATTGCTTGTCACACATTCAGCCCTTATGCCCGCGTCATTGAAAGCCTTGGTCATGTTTTCAGCGTGTTTGATGTTCACGTTGAATACGATTGTTTTCTTATCGTTGGCCTTCGATCTATATTGGTCTATAACTCCGTCAAATAGTTTCTGAGAATTGAAGTGACCAAATAAACTATCATCGGTGTATTCCCCTGCCTTCGTTTCAAGGTCGCTTAAATCATCCTGCATCTGAAAGGCGCGACATCTTGACAAGTAACCAAGTTCAACGAGTTCTGGAATGTCCGTGTTTTGTACAATATT